ATTCCCTGGTCACCATCGTACTCTGATACGGTTCCTTCCATAACATTGGATGAGCTTGTCAATAGTGCGACCAAACTCTTAGATCTAACAGCTCTTGTTTATCTTAATTTTGCGGGTGAAATCATTGAAAATTTGATTTTTAACCGTCATCGTTAAGTGAGTTGTTTGTACACAATTTCGTGTCGATCTAAGTCCCAATAAGGAGTGACATATAACATGTCAATTAAAACCGCAGCCATCCTAGTTGATGGTACTGTAGCAATTACTGCTGGAACGAGCACGACTTTCATTGGAAAGGAATCCCCAACTGGGGTCCGTGTTGTCCTTGATGATGCATCTGCATTCATCGATCAGACAACTATTGATTTCCAAGTCAAGGAGCCTAAGATCAGCTCCAGCGCGCCCAACGGTTACACCCAAGCCCGTAATACGGTAAGGGTTAAGGAGCCTAAGCTCCTGAACAACGGTGCATACACTGTCAACACTGGCGGCGCCGAGTTCTCATTTGATCCAGAGACCTCAGAAGCCGAGAAGCTGTCAATGCGTGTACTGGTGTGTAATCTCATCATGGATGGCGATTTTACTGCCTTCTGGGATGATCAATCGAACGATTGATGAATGGACCCCTTAACTATTAAGGCTTTACTGGTTATCGTCACGATTATGCTCACTGCGTTCCTCGGAATGCAAGTGAAAACAGATCTCGTGTTTGATAATACAGGAAGCCCTACGGGGACCACCATCTGTTCGGGTTGGTTTGATTGTTCGGGGGATTTCCCCTCGGACTCAACGTTCACTTCACCATTTTATGGAGATATTCCAGATGAAGAAGAAAAAGCAGTTAAAGAAAAAGCTACCGCTCTTTCGTCCTGATGACATCGTAAACGAGGTGCATCAGGCACTTGAACGAGATTTCCGCGAGGCGCAACATGTGTATTGCCTCAACGATGACCTCACCCTTTATGGGTTTAACAGTCAGGTACAAAACTTTATGAAAAAGTACGTACCCTCGGACCAAAATAAGGAAGAACTCGAAGCTAAAACCATCGAAAAGTTTTTGATGGTCAATGAGCATATAGGCAAGGTTAATGGACGACTGAAACACGTCTTCCAAAATATCAACCAAACCTATGTTCGGTCTAACTTATCCAAACATGAGAAGATCCATGTGAGGGCTCGCGCAATTATGCGAGCTGTATTAGGTCCTTCCGTAGATGAAGAGCGCTGGTTCCGTGAGTGTAAAAACTCCCAAGGATCCACGGTTGGAGTATCGTTTTTAGATACCTCACCCGAGCGAAAGCTACTCTTCCCTTTGACTGTGACTAAAGAGGCCAAACCTTACCACCGCTCGTACATGGGATGGGATGAAGAACTCTCATCTGCTGTTATGAACTATAACAGCTACTTCCCCATTGGGGATGTGTACGAAACTGTGGAAGGATCTCGCGCCACGACAGTCGACAAGAATGCCGAAATACGTCGCATGATAGCACCAGAGCCGACCTGTAATATGTTTTTACAGTTAGGTTTAATGCAATACATGTATGACGAAATGAAGGTGTTCGGACTCGATGTAGAGTCTTTGCCCACATTGCATCGTCAATTAGCGCTGGAGTCCAGTATAACGTTGCGTAACGCAACAATTGACTGGTCTAGTGCAAGCGATTGTAATGCTATTGAGTTATGTAGGTGGTTATTTCCTCCTGCGTGGTTCAAAATTATCATGGCTCTTCGTTCACCAGTTACCGTCTTACCAGATGGAAGAACAGTGCCGTTGAACATGGTAAGTACCATGGGTAATGCGGGTACATTCCCGATTGAGACTCTTGTCTTCTGGGTTTATGCACACGCTACGAAGATCACCGTAGACAAGCCAAACTATGTTGGACTCTTCCCTAAACAAGAGGAGTTCGGCTCGGTTTCGGTTTTCGGTGATGACTGTATCGTGCCCTCTTATATGGCCTCAGAATTTATTGAGATCATGACCGAGGTGGGTTTCATAATCAATGACGATAAGTCATTTTATGGATCTCTGCAATTCAGAGAATCCTGTGGAGGAGATTATCTCCAAGGATACGACGTTAGGCCTTTTAAAGTAAAGGCCCCACAGAGTGCAAAACTATCCCAACTGGAGCCCTGGTTATACATCATGACAAACTCACTGATAAAGAAGTACATTTCGTACTACGGTGAGTTAAGTTATGTGTATGACAAGGAACTCTGGCGGGTGTTGTTCGCACTTTTCAGACAGTACAAGATTGAAATTAAGCTTGTGCCGTCCTTCTTTCCTGATGATGCTGGACTCAAGTTGTCTTTTGACATCGAGAGATTCCATAATCAATATCCTATGAAGCTAAGTAGGATATCCAGGTCAAATCATGGTACTGTTAACTTTAATTTTTGTCGTTTCATTTTTAGACAAAAACGAGCACAGTATGGGCACATCCGATATGCTATGTGGCTTAAAAAACCAAGGCAAGAGGATGTACTTTTACACCATGAAGAGACGAGGACTCAAAATCCTTTTAGGAAAGCTGGTGGTTATGTCGTGGCGAAGAGCTTGTCATGCCATTGGCATGTCCCAGTAGTTAAAACACTGGCCGGTTAGCACCGGGAGCTCCAATAAAACACAAAGAACCCTCCAAGCCCTTGATTGGGACAGAGGAACCTTCGTTGCCAAAGATTGCATGTG